CCTCAGACTTCACCTTATTGTCCTGAAGCTTTCGGTACTTCACATCAACAATATCCGACACCACTCTGCTCGCAAGCTCAATGGCAATTTCATCATTGCTCTGCATAAAGAAATCATCCGCGCCCACGCTCTGAGGCTTAAGCTCGTCCATAACCCTCAGCATCTCCATAGGCATATTATCCGAAAGTGTCTCAGCACTGAACCACTCGGGATATGCCTCGCTCAGACTGTGCCACAAAGTATTGAGGCTCTCCACGTTACCTGCAGTTTTCGGCTTGTTAACTACCGTAATCTTGCCGAACATCTTTTGCTTGAATCTGTTAAGGCTATAATCGCTATCCTCAAGCATTGCTATCTGGTCCTCAGAAAGATAAATCTTTCCTATTCCCTTCATACGGCTTAAGATATCCTCGCGTTCTTCCTTGAAGTTATCCACAACATAAGGAGAATTCCTGAGGGTATCCTTCATTACCGCCGCAATCTCGCCCACAACCTCACTGCCGTCAACGTAGCCCTCTGCAGATGCAAGCTCTATAACCTCAAGGATCCTTTCGTTTGCATCAATGGTCTCGCCCTTAATGCCGAAGTCCCTCAGGTTCTTCTTCATCACCTTGCTTACATCAAAGATATCAACCTCAGCACCCTTTGTCTTCTCGAATATTGCCCCCACGGCTCGGCCGCTTTCCTTAAGGTTCTCAGCTACCTCGCTATTCTCATTAAGATAAAGCCCAAAGTCCAAATCCTCCTCACCGAAGGAATATCTCATATCCCTTTTCTCGCTAAATCGTTCGGAAACAGGAATGACGTTACCATCATTGTCATAGGTCACAGCATCAGCAAGCTTCATCTGGTTACGGTGAAAGGCTACTGTTTCCCAGTAATCGCCTTCGTCTGTTCTTACAATAACGCCGTCAAAACCCAAATCCACAAGAGTATCCGTAAACTTCTGACTGCCGAACATTTTGGCAAAGTAGTGGCTCTGCTTATATCTGTCGCTGATATTTACTTCTATCCCCTTTGACTCAAGAAACTCTGCAATAACTTTTGAGGGTGCGTTGATATCAATATAGAAGGGATTTTTAATATCAAGATAAAACTCTCTGATATTCTCGCCAAAGTCCGAAGCATAGTCAGGGTCAAAGGCAAAGTAATATCCTCTGCCGTACATACTTGTGTCTGTCTGGCCGCGTCTTGCTTTGTCAAACTCATAAAAGTCTGCCGAATCCGAGCCATGGTATACTTTGACAAGGTTTCCGCTCTCATCTCTTATCTTGCTTTCCTTCATCGCCGCATCAGCCGCTTCATCCACAAGCCTCTGGGCAGTCTCCATATCTCCGCTTTCAACTGCAGAAAGATACTCCGCGTCTGTACTTGCAATGGATTTTTTGTTGACATTTTTATCATCATTGGATATACTGTTGTTGAGGGAATCCTGTTCAATAGCGAACGGCTTAATCGTCGGGAACTTCTTTGCAGGGTTGCCCTCTTTTTCTTTATTAAAAACTTCTATCCAATTATTTCTTTTAGCATATTCGTATAGTCCAACCATGCCACCATCAACATCAAACGAGCTAATTGCTAAATTATATGTTCCTCCCTCATATCCGCTTAAATAAGCAGGATTGATGTTGCAATCAAATTCAACAATTACCACTGTGCTATTCGAATTAGAACTATATTCTACAACTGCAACACCTCTATTGTTTGCAGGCTGACTGAACAAATAGTTCGGCTCATCTAATTTTTTTACTATATTTATAATATCTGTCACAGAAAATCCATGACCCCGCTGATTATTACCTTTCTGAATACCATCATCTACTTTTAACGCTTGTATTATTTTTTTTACAGGCATTACCATTGGCAGGTCATCAACAAATAATCTCTCTTGAATGATACCTGGAGTGCTAATTCTAATAGGCACATAATCCTTATCATTATATTTCCCGTCAACTGCTCCATTTATTAGCGCTTCTACGTCCTTTTCTGTAACAGTTTTTGCGTCAAGATAGGCAGGATTTATTCGGCTTTGTTGTGCATGATACTTCACACCGCTACTTTCGGCGGTGTTATTTTTTTGTGCAGATTTTGTAAGCTCGGTGTTAAACACCCCTGCAAGCTCTCTCAAGGTTTTTGCATCCTTAACGATTACAGAGTGATACTTGCTGCCCTTAAGGTTCTTATCTGCCCAGGCCTTAAGTCGCTTTGCAATATCTCTGATAAAATCCACAAAGCTTTTCTGCTCCTTTTTGCTGAGCTTAAGAAAAGCCGAAAGTGCCTTTTTGTCCGTTGCAATATCCGACAGTGTATTGCATACGATTTCTTCCATAGCTCCCTCAGGTGTCAGCTCAACCCCACGTTTACTGTAAATTGCCTGGGTAAGCTCGATTTGACTCTCAAGGTCTACGCCCTGCTGCTTATAGTAATTTTTCAAAAACTTTTCAATAGCAGCATAGCCCTCAGGATTTACCTCAGCAAGATAATGCACACTCTCGTGAATACCTGTGTATGTAAATCCACCCTCAGAAAGCTTGTCTGCATTAAGATGTATCACGCCTTTTGAGTAAAAGCCCTTAGCATCTTTGTCTGCACCCTCAAACTTTTCAATCACAACCGCAACATCACCGACTTCAGCAATACGGTTAAGCACCTCAATGTCGCCCTTCATGCTCTTGCTAACCTTAACATCTTCAGAAACTGTCACTGCACCCTTTTTCGGTCTTACCTTAGTGTTTGCGGTTCTGCTCTTATCTGCAGATTTCTTTTTGCCATCAACCGCAGGCTTTGTTTTTGTCCTGCTTACTCCCTCAGCCATATAAAGTCCATCATTTATTGCAATCCTTGCAGCACTTTCACCTATCTGACGGATATCACCGCTGAGCTTGATGTCCCTTGCCGCCTGCTCATAGGTCACACCCTTAAGCCCTGCCGCTCTCAAATCGTTAAAACTGCTCCTCAGTTTCTGAGAGCTTGCCATAGCGCCGTTGTTTTTTGCATACTCCTTGTACTCCACCGCCGCTCTGACAATGGCATTTGCACTGTCGGTCTCAAAACCTTTGGCAACATCACTCAAAACATAGCTTTCAAAGTCATCATCAAACTGGATATTCTCAGCCTCAACAACCTCACCATTATTAAGTCTGTAGGTAATGTTACCCTCTGCATCAGAATACTCAACACCCACAACACCTACAGTTTTCGAGTCACTCAGCCTCTTTGCGGCCACCCCCTTGGGGTTCTCTCTGCTGACGGCAGCGTTCTCCTGCTGCTTATCATCCTGGTATAAATCCCCAAAGCTGAGCTCGTCATCATACTCTGTCTGCATGTCGCCCTCATACACTTCGCTTGCATTCTCTGCAGCTGGCGCATCCACCTCAGCTGCTACTTCAGAACCTTCACTGTATTCATCCCCGAAGCTGAGCTCGTCATCATACTCTGTCTGCATGCCACCTTCATACACTTCGCTTGCATTCTCTGCAGCTGGTGCATTCACCTCAGCTGCCGCTTCAGAACCTTCACTGTATTCATCCCCGAAGCTGAGCTCGTCATCATACTCTACAGCATCCTCCTCTGCGTCCTGTGCCTGCTGCTCAAACACATTTTCTGCCCCAACTTCAGCAACCTCTTTGGACTTTTTATTATTTCTGTTTTGAGCATCAATTGCATTGCCCAGATTTTTCACATCTCTTTTGCTTATTGCAGCAACTGCCTTCTCTAAGGCCTGCTCCGATGTATATCCTTCTTCTAATGCAGCATCATACACATCAGAAATCTTAACGTTCATTGCAGAAGCCAATTTGTAAGCCTGTGAGCTTTCAGGCTGAGAAAGTCCGTTAATCACCATTTTGTTTATCGAAACGGCGTCAAGGTTTGAATACTTGTTAGCGTTCATTGCAACTCCTGCGGCCTCAAAAGTACCACCCATAGCAATACCGCTCAGACCACCAGCCACAAAAGCCTTCAGGTCCTCTCCCAAAGAACCTACTATTGCATAGGTCAAGGCATCTCCGACAGTCGCGTTTGGATTTTTCGCTCTGTATTCTGCCATTTTACGAGTGATAATATTTTCTCCATCCGCAAGCACATCCACCACATTGTTAATCCAATTACTGGCCACTTCTTCAGAGCCTTCGGCAATGGCACTCTTTGCAATCCTCTTAAGCAATGTACCATCTGCATTTAAGATAGTGTCGATGGAGTATTTTTCTGTAAGTGCTTCAACAATACCTCTTACAATACCGAAACTCAATGCTTTCTCATTTGAATATCCCTTGATTTTTCCATCAACAAACGCATCGGTAGCGACCTGGCTACCCTGGATAACACTTGTTGCTGTAGACGTTATGTTCTTTACAAGTTCTGTCGATGCTGCAGCACCACCGAAAGCATAACCCGCCCCGGCTCCAAAAAGTGCAGCGATGGCCGAATCTTCAACCGACATTCCTACATCGTATAAAAATTTTCCAGTTTCATCAGGTATATACTCACTTTTAACAGTTTCCCTGATAGCATTGGCTCCCGAAGATGCACTAAAATAAGCATCATTTGCATCAGTAGGCTTGCCTTCGATAGTATTTGCAATAGATTTACCGAGACCAAGAAAACCTCCTGCAAATTTAAGACCACCTGAAGCAATAGATGCCAGCACAGGATTTTCTTTCACTATATACTCATAATCTTCATAAGCCGCTCTTTGGCTACGTGCAGTTAACACAGGTTCAAGTCTTGTTTTATATTCTTCAAACAAAGGGCCGCCTCTGTCTTTAAGGTATCCATAAACCATAGCCTCGTCGGGTCTGAAATAATGAAACATAGTGGAAATGAAATTATCAGCCGATCCACTACGATTAATCCTATCGCTCAAATACCAATCTTTAAAATCTTCACTGGAAAGCACATCTTTATAAATCTGCACAAGTCGGTTTTCTGCAGTGTTTGCAAGCTCGGTTTTCCAATAAACCGAATCCGTAACTTTTTCACTTTCGAACCAATTGTGTCCATAATCGCCTACCAAACCGTTAAAGAATCTGAATACATCCTCGTTATTATAAGCATCTTCTATTGTTTCATAGCTCATTCCGCCTACTGCATTCGGTACCTGTTTCGCATTTCTCGTAGCTGTCTTTATACCCGATAAAGCTTCAAGCTTACGATCATAATCTACAGCCTCATAATATGCACCGCTTTCTTCAAGTTTATCGGCATAATTCTCCAGATATGTTGCATATCTCTTATTATATTCGTATTCTTCAGCTTTAGGATTTGTATGCCTGAGTGCCATTGCCTTATTCCTGGCCGATTGAGGACTTGCAAAAGTCTCCGCATCCTGTGACATAAGGTAGAGCTCGGCATCATCAAGGCCCTTCTTTTTCAATGTGTACTCGTTGAAATCAAAATCAAGTATCGCATCTTTGTTAAAAGGATCTCTCATCGGTGCATAAATATCGCCGATGTTTTTCTTTTCGTCCTCCAAATCCGGCAGGTTCATTGAAGCATACTGCACAAAATAAGGATTCTGACTATAATACTCCCCGACTCCGTCAAAACCATTGCTCAGCTCATCATAGTACCCCTTAAATTCCTTTGCGAAATCGCTTTCTGCACCATAGCTTGTTTCGATTTCTTTCAGAAGGTCTGCACCCTGACTCTTAAGTTCTTCAGCTTCGGACTTTCTCCTACCGAAATACTCTGATGTATACTCATCTTTATCAACGCCGAAATAGCTGGCCGAATTTTTCAGCCAGCTATTAGCTCTGTCAGTAAGGTTGATAATCTTATTTTCTTCCCTACTCTGTTGGTAAAAAGGATCCTGCCTCGCCATACCGCCGTCAGAAACCCTATGAGCCGATGTGTTCTTATCACGACTTATAAAATACTTAGCCATATTAATCTCCTTATATCTTCAGATACTTCAAATACTGGTTGAGATACTCAACATAAGTGTTGTACTGAGAATCCCTGTTTGCAAAAGCATAAAACTCGTCCTCGGTATATGTAGCATCAATAATACTGTCTACCTTTTCCTGGTTACCTTTTATATCTTTTATTCCATACTCAAAGAGAAGACCTCTCAGCTGCTCGCGTGTTCTGATTTCCTTGCCTTGCTGATAAAAGTCAATAAGGTCTTTTGTAAGGCCGTAATCATCGCCCTTGTTATAAAGTGCCTCAAGACTCGAGCTTTTCTCCGATAAATAATCGTGAAGTGCCTCAAACTCTCTGCTGTTCTGCATCTCCACCAGCTCAGAGTTTGTATAGGTAACATCACTGTACTTATCCTCAGTTTCTTCTTCCTCGTTATAATCTTTCCCACTACCACCACCCTGACTTACACTTGAAGCACTCGCATTTATTCTATATACATAATCATCCAACGCTTTTTGTGTTATACCCATTTTCTCGAGTTCGGGAGTAACCTTAACCTTAAAGCCGTAACTGGCAAGCGACAAAATATTGTTAAGAGCTGTCTGGGCATCCGATTTATCATCTCTGCCTTTGTTGTAATCATACTCCTTCTCTCGCCACTCCTTGTTGTCCTGGTACTGCATACCGTTCTGAGCTGCCGAAAGCAGTGCATTATACTTGCCCTGTTCAAAATCCAGCCTACTTGCATCCATATTAGCCTCGGTATTGAGCCTGCCGTTAAGATAATTAAGCTTAGAGTAAATCTGATTGATACCGTCCAGGTATTTCTGATACGCGTCATCGTCCATACCTTTCATAAGGTCGATATTCGCAAGCATCTGATTGCCTTCGTCTTTGTATCTCTCGTAAGCCTGCTGCTCCAGCGTAGGTATCACATCAGCCGCACCCTTGACATAATTCTGATACACCTGCTGACCTGCCACCTGCGATGCCGAATTGTTAAGACCGCCCGAAAGCATTGCGCCGTTTGCCATAGTATCCTGCATCGCAACCTTGCCACCCTTAAGATACTGGTCTCTCAGCTGCTGATATGTGGCACTGTTGTCCGGATTAAAGTTAAACTTATCCCTTCCCAGATAATCCGCCACAGCCTTGTTTATGCTTTCGGTATAGGTACCCTTGAATTCTCCTACACCGTCAAGCTCGCTTTCGGTGCTCTTTATATTGTCCAGAATACCAAGATACTCGTCACCGGGCTTAAATTCCTGCCCCTCAAGCTTTTCGAAGTAATCCTTCTCTTTGTCTTTATATGAAAACGCCACAACAAATTCCTCCTTAACTTTCTATCCCAAGCTTTTCTTCGATTCTTTTCAATCTCATCGCCAGGTCCTCCCCCAGATTATCTCCGTCAATGTTCATAAGCACATGACTAAGACTTTCATGCATTCGTCTTATGTACCTCACAAGCTCCTCGGGGTTTCTGGTATCGGGCGGAGACGGTACATTAAATCCTGCCACGATTCTCACTTCCTTCTTCCGTAGTGATGGTTATGTCATATAAATAAACCTTGCCTTTACCGCAAAGCTTAATCCTGAAACTCTGACATCTTCCGGGATAAAGCGGAATGTTAAATCCGCTCTTGAGACTTGCATATTTTGTAAAGATTTTTTCAAAGGGCTTAAAATCCTTGCTCACAAATACACTGAGCTCCCCTTCTTCAACCTCGGTTATAACCTCGATTTTCTGAATATACTTGTGCTCAGCATAAGATGCATAAAGGTCTCCGCTCAGCAGCTCAAACTCCACTTCGTTTTCCCTGAGCAGCTCCTTGCTCTCATCTTCCTTTGCTTCAATCTCAAGAAGATTTCCGTCCCCTTCTTCAAAAAGAGCCAGATAAGCACTGCCATAGTACGAGTAATACATAAAGCCTCTGTAATTTGCAGCAGTGTCAAAGTGCTCCTCATCCTCTTTAATCCACTGAGAACACACCGTATCATACACCATAACCTCAGAGCCTTCGTCACCCTCAAGACAGATTACATATTTCTCCTTATGCTTAGAGGCATATCCCTTTGTGTATTTTTTATCCCCGAAAGCATCCTTGGATATCACCACTGCCTCGTTTCCGGGCACATACTTGCACACACCCAACGGCGTCAATTACATCAAAATATCGTTTACAACTCACACAGAGCCCTCAGAGCCCTTTTTCACACCATAGGCGAGATAGGTGGTTGAACTGTAATTCGTGGGCTTAGAGCCGTAAATTCGGTGCACTGCGTTCTCTTTAAAGAAAACCACCGCACCCGAATACTCCACCGCTCCGCTGAAATCTCCTTCGCTTGCAACCTCTACCCAGTAGCTGTCCGATGCTATGCCGTCACCATAAGCCTGCCAGTTTGTCGGGTCGCCCAGCCGTGATGCATAAATCATATTGTTTTCTGAATTACATCCCCACAATCTGTTCTGACTCGTTATCATAAAATCCATATCTGCAGGGAGACTTCTCTTTACGGAAATATACCCCGTAGCATTCAGTGATTTTGAAATTTCGCAGTTTATAACAATACTGTCATTATCACGCTCAAGGATTTTAAAGCTTGAGTTAAGCACATCGCAGTCTGCAGACGTTATTTCCACCCAGTCATCAACCTTAAAACCTTCTCCTATGCCGGGACGGCTTATTTTTGTATATGTGGAATAAATCTGAGTAAACGTCACAATCCTGTCACCGAAATACTCAGTGTGGCCACTCTCAATCTGAGTTACCATGTAAAGCGATGACACTTCTGCCATCATCTCCAGCGTATCTCCTACACTGAACTTTCCGAAAAACTCCTCCAGACCGGATTCTCCTTTTTTCTGCAGCTCCTTGTCGGTAATTTCCTTCGGCAATATAGTGACAACTCCGTCAGCATTTATATTTGCAAAGTTTCTGCCGCTGGGAGCAACGCTCGTATTCATTGCAACCTTCTTAAGGGTATACCCGCCAAAACTTTCAGCCGACAAAGCAGAACCCGAAATCCTCAAGTTTTCCATACGAGTAACCGAAAGATCGGATTTGTTCACCACAAGCTTATCGGGCAGTATAATCAACCTGTTGCCGAAATCAACAAGCTTTCTTTTGTTCCTTTTGCTATTATCTACAACAATCTCTACTGCTCTTTTGCCCAAGTGAAGAAAACCATCGCTCTCATATCTGATAATTCCCTCATCAGATGCCAGGATATTTGAGCAAAGGTCTGTGCTTTTGAGCATCCTCATCCTTTTGTTTCTTGTTCTCACTGCAGGATAATCATCCAGGCTCACGTTTTTTGTATCCTTAAACTCCATGAAAAGGCTGGAGTTTTTCGAGCTCACCCTGCTCATCGAGGTGTTCACACTTCGGTTTATACCTCTGAACACGCTGATACTCTGTTTTCTCTTTCGGATATTGCTGACAACAGGTCTCATAACCTCACCTCAAATCTCACAGACTTGGGCTTGTGCCGCTGGTTATAGTAAATCCAGAAGTCTTCCATAGCTCCCATATACTGTGCAAGGTCGTTCTGATATCTCTCCAGCTCATCTCTTGCATAATTTATCTGTGCTTTCACATAGTATTCATATATTCTCGAATAAGGCACAGGAGCCAGAAGCTCAGTCCCTCTGTCGGTGTTTGCTGTGTAATTGATATTTATGTCTTCTTCTCTAAAATCCTCATAGCGGCTTATAATCTCGTCTACAATCTTTGCCTCAGCCTCGGCAATCCATTTGATAATCTGCACTCCGTCAAAATCCCCGGCGCTCATCGTATTTCTCACTGTATCGATAATGCTCTGAATACTTACTTTCATAATATCCTCCTAAGAAAAAGACGGCGAAGTCTCCTCCGCCGTCCTTAAATTCATATCTTATTCTTTAGCCTCGGTAACCTTCTGCTCAAAGTCGGCTTCACCCTTCTTCTGAAGCATCATAGTTACCTTGTCTGCCTTTGCACTGCGCTTAAGAATATTCGCCACCGCTCTGGGTACCTCAACCCACTCACCGACGGCAACACTGTCTACCTTGCCGGTAATAGGATTTGTAACCTTGATGTGTGTCTTGTCGGGGTCAAAGGGATTTGAAGGATAGAATACAGGAACCTTCTCCTTCATTCTCTCGTTAATCTCAATGACACTCTTGCCCACCGCAGTCTCGCCTGCAGTGGATTCCTTAAGCTTGTCAAAGATGCTGACGTTCTGCTGGATAACAGCACTCTGCTGCTCAATAATCTGAGCCTGCTGAGCGATAAGCGCCTTTGCCTCGTCAAGCTGCTTCTGAACCTCCTCAAGTGTCAGTGCCTGAGGTGTCTCAGTGCCGCTCTGAGGAGTTGCATTTGTTTCGTCAGTCTTTGCTGCATTGTTTCTGCTCATAATTATTCTCCTTCCTTAAGCCCAAAGGAGGCTCAACGCCTCCCCGGGATAAGTATTTTGTTTATCAGATGGGAGAGGCTGCACTCTCGATTCTGACCATATTTGTCTCACAAAGTCTTACGACGCCGTGAGTAACCTTCCAACCGCGTGAGCCTCTCTGCTTGAGGGGGTCAGCTGCACCTGCAGAACCCACAGGCTGAACAATATGCTCAAGGTTGCCGCCCTGCATGGAGATTGTGCCGTATGCCTTCTGGCCAAAAACAAGTGTAGAGTAAACGTCCACACCGTCTGCGCCTGCACCCTCAAAAATCTTAGCCTGAGGAGACACAACAAAGCGGACATTGCCGATTTTGCCCAGCTCGCCCTTAAACATTCTCTCAACACCCTTCTCGGTGTAAGCAGTAACTGCAATGAAGCCCTTGGAAATCATTACATCATACTCAACATCGGGGTGGATAATGGCCACATAGCTGTCGCCGAAAGGCTTTGCCTTGTTTCTCTTAAGGAATCTTGCAGCCTTGAAGATTTCCTTAATTGTAAACTTTGCATCTGCAGTAATGGCATCACGGTCAAGCACCGCTGTCTCTTTGCCATCTGCATCCACAATGGGTGCGTAAATTACAGATGTACCGCCGTTGAGGCACTCTCTGTTAACCTCATCAATGGTTCTGCCTGCCTGTGCACCAAGCTCTGCAGTATCCTGCACTGCCTTCTTACTGCCCAGGTAGTAGCCCATAAGGTCGGTAACAGGTGTATAAGCGCCATACTGGTAAAGCTGAGCAATTACCTTTCTGTAGCTTAACTTGTTACCAACAGGGGTAACACCTTCCTGCAAAGGCTCTGTAGCAGCAGGATAAGGGTCCTGACCCTCAAACACTACCACGGGGCCGTGACCTTCAGACACAGTCTCCTCAATACCGAACTGGCCGTGGATGTTGTCATCCTCAGCGTTCTCAAGGATATACTGTGCGTAAAAGTCTCTCAACGCAGGTTTAATGAGGTTACCCTCGGTGTTATTCTGAGTGGTGTTATACATCACTCCGTTGTCTCTGTTAACGCCTGCAGCATCAACAGTAACTTCAAAAAGTGTCAATGTAGCTGACACAACTTTAAAATCGTTTAATACAGAAAATAACTTATTCATAATTTCCTCCTCAATATCCGCGTATCAAGGAGATTGACAGCCTTTATAAAAAGTCTGCAAGATTCTTTCCCTGAGACGCGAGTTTAGCAAACTCCTTCACTCCCATTCGCTGAACGATAGAAGTGTCGTTGCCTGCTGCTTTTCCTGTTGTTCCGGGAGGAGACGGCATAAACTGCTTTGCTTTTCTCTGCTGGCTTATGGCTTCTTTGGTCTTGTCCACAGTCTGTTTTATAGCCTGCTCTCTGAGCTGGTCTCTGAAAGCAAACTCATAAGCATCCTTAACATTCTCAACGCCTGTTGCCGCCTTTGTAAAAGCAAGCATACGTCTGAAGGTTTCGTTTTCCATAGCACTCTCGAGACTAAAGTCAGGATATGTGCCCTTAAGCTCCTCACCCTGTCTCGATATCTCAGCAAGGGTCTTCTGCTGCTCACGCTCAGCCTCAATGGTTGCAAGTCTCTTTCTTGCATCCTTAAGCTCCGCGTCTTTCGCATAAGTAAACTGCTCCTCCTCAACAGAGGTGCCGTTCTCAAGTGCCTTCTTTCTGAAGAAACTCTCATCACTTCTCATTGCCGCAAGCAACGCCTCAGGATTGTTCACATCCACACCGGGGTATTTATTGCCCACCAGGTTAAGTACCTCCTGCATGGCTGTATTTGACTTCTTAAGGCTTTCGTTCTCACTGTTAACCGTCTTGAATCTGCGGTTAAGATGAGCTTTAAAATCCTTGTCGATGTTCTCCTTGAAACGTTCCTTAAACTCCTCGTATGTAGGCTCCGCCTGACTTGTGGCATCGCCCTCAGCAGTGTTGTCACCGCCGCTCTTTGCACCCTGATTCTCAAGACTTTTCGGCTTGTTTCTCAAAAGATGCAAGGGTATGTTGGGGTTTTCGATTGTGGGCTTGTGGCCACCATCAGCCCCCTGTGCCTCTGTGCTGACGCCTTCTCCTGCGGTACCTCCAGCTTCACCGTCAAACAGAAACAGATTCGCTTTTAAGATTTTGAGCATCTTAAGCTCCTTTCTGAGGTCTTTGCCTCGCTTCAACTAAGGTAATATCCCCTTGCTCCACCTTCAAAAAAGGAAGGACAGGCAGAGGGAGGACACGTCCTTTTCCCCTCCGCCTGCCTCAATGTTAGCAAAGATAATTTTTAATTTCTCCCCACCAATGAAAATTTTATTTCAAGCTCCTCGGGATAGCTCTCCTTAATGGCACGCAATCCAAGCACAACCGTCTCCAAAGCCCCCATAACACTGTCGTTAAGACTTTCTCTGTATTCGAAAGAAATCTCTGCCTCGCCGCTCAGAAGATTGATTCTGAGATTATGCACAAGTCCTGCCTCAGCATCAAATCTCAGCTTGTTCACCAAAGCATAGATAAGTGCTGACACACCTCTGCAAACATCACTTATAGCATGATTTTTGCAGCTGATACTGATTCTTTTGTCTTTCTCGGATATATTAAACTTTGTCATATTACCGCCGCCTGACTCTGAGCCCTCTCAGCTGCTTTTAATGCCTGCGAATTATTGACTTTCACCGCTTCTCCCAAGGGATTCACCTGGGGTGGTCTTGCAGTAGACCTTGCTCCTGCATCGGGCATATGTATCTGATTAGGCATCTGGGGATTTACTCCGGCAATCTTTGCTTTAAGTGCCATTAATTCAGCGTTCATCTGATTAACCAAATCCAACAATGTACCATTTTTCTTAAGGACTGCAATGAGCTCGTCTTTACCCTCAAAACTCATTCCTTCAATGCAAGCTACTGCCGCATCTGTCATCTCAGGGTTAAACATACCCAGCTTGTACATGGTAAGCATTCTGTCGTTCACTTCCATTGTGCTGAAGGCGGTCTGCTTCTGTGCCTTAATCTGAATATCAAAAATCGGTAAACGGTAAAGCGGGCTCTCAGGTGTACTTCCCTCAAGCTCCTGAGGAATAAGCCTTGTATTATCAAAGCTGTAGTATTCCATCTTCTTATCTTCTCCTACAATACGAAAGAACTCAGGCTCTGCCATAAACTGTCTTAACAGATTTAATATCTTTCTGTCAATTCTATTTTCAACCTCATAAGAGTCTTTTATAATATCTCTGGATATCTTCGAGCTGCTCTCCTGCATTGCAAGTAATCCCGCCGCCGATACAACACCTCCGCTGGTTCCACCCTGGGATGCATCTCTGTTGGCGCTTGCCTCTTTAAGCTCGTTCACTTCTTCAGAAAGCATATTAAATGCCGCACCGCTGAGCTCGCTTGCCTTAAGAGGCTGTACATTTCTTACATCAAGAGTATTGCACTCAACAAAAGCTTCCTCAGGGTCTGCAAGCTGATTTTTGTTAATACCCGACTGTCTGTTACCAAGCATTCTGGGATGAGCATTAGAAATAATGTTATAAAGCATCACTTGCTTTAATTTATCAATAAACATCTGATAACTTCTGTAAATATCAATATAACCCATACCGAATACAGAATCCTCTACAGGATAAAGCGCGTCAGGCTCGTATGGAAATTCGCCGTCAAGATAATATCCGTTTGTAAAATTCTCTGTGTTTTCAGAAGCAAAAAGCACTTCCTCACCTGTGTACATACAGTAATGAAGCTTACCTTTCGTCTTGTACCAACAATGTATTACTACAACGTTTGTCGCGCTGTTAAAGTTGGTTTCATCACTTTTAAAGTTGGTTTTGTTAGTAGCAATAGTAAAAACTTTCCCTTTCATAAAAGGAAATGTCTCTACAAACACATCCTTATCAATCTCTTCAAGCTCATACACTCTTGGGCTCAGCTGAATATCGTCAATGCCGGGCTTCCAGAAAAGATTTAAAGGATTAATCCTTCTCAGAGATACACCGCCCGCACCGCCGTTCTTCTTGAAATCCCAAAATATTCCTGTAATCCCCAAACCGCTCTTCAACTTATCCCACCAGCGTTTACTGTAAATTTTGTAATACCTGTTATCTTCCTTAACCGTCTGAACAACCGGTCCTAAAAGCCGTGCTGTTTCCTCATCGTCCTGACTCCTTGCCAGAAACACCGACTGCGGAAAATTATCCATAGCGTTTGCATGCTGGTTTGCCATAGAGTTGAAAAGCCTTGCTGTTGTTGGCTGTGGTTTCTTTTTTAAACTTGAACTGATGCTGTCCCTTGAATACTGCCAATGTCTGAGTTTGTACCACTCGTTATTTTCAACAATACGTTCATCATTTGCTTTCTTGCCGTTCTGATAATCGGTAAGAATATTTGTCGCTTCACCGCACCACTTGCTGTCAATCTTTCCCACTCTGCCGGGGAACTCCTCTGTCTCGGGCATAGCCTCTGCCATCTCCTCGTCCAAAGGCATTACTCTTACGTCTTCCATAATTACCTCCTACAAATAAATCATCGGTTCTCTTGTGCTGATATTGCCTATATCAAGGGGGTTATATACCGCCGAAGGATTGCTCAGCACACTCTCCGTTTCGCCTATAACATTCTCCTGCAGGGCATATCTGGCCATATCGTAAATATGGTCCTCTGCCTCTGTGTCAATGTCCTCAACCTTCTTTTCCGAATACACCAGGTTCGGTATGGTTCTGATAAACTCAGTGCAGTTCTTAAAGCAGTAAAACATCGGTATTCCCTTGTCATCAAAGGCAAGCCTTCTGTGAAACTGCTGCTTTCCTGCAATTCTTGTGTTGTCACCGGGATTCCAGTACACATAGTAATTTTCCATCATTCGTGCGTAAGAGTTGCCGTTCTCCTCCGAAAATATCGAAGGATCCGCAACACCATATACTGTCCTGTCCTTGATATTCGGCACGTGCATCTCTATCTCGCGAATCTTCTGGGCAATCTGTCTGACTTCCCACTTAACACCCACATTTGGCTTTCCGGTGCAGCCGTAAAGCTCATAAATGTGGTAGTATCTGCCGTCCTCATCAACCGCAAACCACCCCACCGAGAAGGGCTTTGCATATCCCCAGTCGAAACTTCGGATAATGGGCCAGTGGGGCGGAATCTTAAAGGGCTCAATAACATGTGTCCACCTTTTATCCAGATAGTGTTCGGGGTCGTTTTTCCACTCCGTAAACACCTGTCCCTCGTAGCTGTCCCAGTTGCCGTAAAGCAGAGCATTCATCTCAGCCTCACCGCGGTTCGCAAGCTTCGCCATGTATAGTGGGTCTCGCTCTAAAATGTGAGGGTTGTCAAATACACTTGAGGGCACAAAAGCACTTGAAAGCCAGTATTTTTTCACACTGCCGTCAGGCATATTGATTTTGTGATATCTCCAGTTTGTTGTCTCAGGCGGTGCCGCCTGCACAAAATACTGCTTAACCCAGCCGTGGCCGATTCCTCCGGGGTTTCCCGTTGCCCTCATTCTTACCCTGGTACCGGGACCTGATGGACGGTTACGGCTCTGCATGTAGCTGTATTCCTCGTATGTAAAATGCGTAAGCTCATCAAAGCCTATAAAGTCATACTCGTGGCCCTGATACTTGTGCTTGTCCTTGGTGTGCTGCATACTGCCCAGCACGATTTTCGCACCACTCGGAAAATACCAGATGTGCTTAGATGCGTTGTACTTAGCACCTGTGTAAAGTTTCTTGAAAAGCCAGTGGCATTTCTCCTCAATCTCAAGCATCTGAGGATAAGTCTTTCTCAGAATAAGCCCCTTGTACGTAGGCACCTTGACATCCCTCAGAGCATCCACCACAAGGTAGTCACTCTTACCACCGCCTGCAGCACCTCCGTAAAAAGCCTCATTCTCGCCACGCATAAACATCTTTGTCTGCTTTGGTGTAGGTGTCCAGATAACTTTCTTAGCCACTGTCGCTCACCTCGGTGCCGTCTTCCTCAGGATCCTCGGGAGGAGTCAGCACTTCCATAGGCGGCAGCTCAATAATGCCGCTCTCCTCATCGTCTTCTTCCTTCTCTCCCAGGAGCTTATGTATCTTATCCAGAGTCTCCGCAATCTCCTTCAGACTCTTGGTGTTGATTTTGCCGTAAATGAGCTCAATATCCTTGCTCTTTGTAACGGTCTCCTTCTTAGGCTTGTGCACGTTCTGGTCGTACTCCGTCTCCTTCACCGTTGTTTCATGCTCAACAATGTACTCTCTGAGCTCTGATATCGCCTCACCAACCATATCCACAAGCCTCTGGGCATGGCCTTTTGCCTTATCTTTGTACGACGCAAGCTCCTTGCCTTGCTTTCTCGCTGTCTCTTGTTCAGCTTTTGTGTAAACATTGTGCCTGTGTTCACTCTTAAGAGTGACCCAGCCTTTTCTTTTGGCGGTTTTTCGTGCCTCTTTCTTGATAGACTCAATGGACACTCCGTATTTCTCCGCCAACTCCCGATAAGTTATATCTCCGGTAACGTATTCGTGCTTGATTTTATTCCAGTTGATTTTCTTTCCTTTACCCTTGAGGTCAGGCTCTTTTTTCTGCTCCTTTTTCAATCTCCTTCACCTCTTTGCTGATTTAAGGGTAACAACTATTTTTTTAAAACTCTCCCCACCAAAGCAAAAAAATAAGAGCCGCCTCAGCGACTCTCAGAGTATTTCTCATCCACAAGCTGCGCTATGGGACACCCCTTATAGCACTTCGAAAAACAAAAGCTCTCCTGAAAATTTCTTTTCTTAGCATTCCTGGAAAAGTACACCGCCACTTCTCCTACACCATCAAAGCCTTCACAGATTATTCCTATCTTCCCTTTTGTGGTCTCACGTCTGAAAAATGGACAAACCGTCTTCTCGTTACCTGTTTTATTCAATTCAATTCAATCCTTTCTCAAAAGCACTCAGACCGCAGACAAAAACCTGCAGTCTCCCCAAAACGTATTCATTTTTTTACATTCCCAACGTCCACTGGCACAAGCGGCAAAAACACAAACACCGCCGATGTTCCTGTGTAGTCGTTAAAGCTATACTGAGCATCCACCATATAGAAGCCTTCAGGAGCTGATGGTGCCACACCGCACTCAAACTCTCTCAGCTTCTTCTTGCCTATCTCTGTTACTCTCTCTTTGGGCTTTATGAGGTTACGGCTCTGCTTAAGACGTTTCTTGCCCGTTACATCCTTTCGGAGATACTTTGCCAAATCTTCAAATAAGCCGTCCATATAAAGAGTCTCTGCCCATATACGACCCTTTGTCCACAATTTCTCAAGAATTTTAAATTCAATCTCATTCACAACAACGTGAAAATGCCATCTGGTGCCCTTCTTTCCGCTCTCCATAGCACCTATGTATCTAAGAGCACTCAAATTGTGCTTTTGTCTGTAATATTTAAGTCTGCGAAGAAAATTGTTGATTGCTTTTCCAAACTCACTCTCGCTCATATCCTCTCTTGAGGTTATGGTCAGGTACATATCTTTACCCGGTGTGAAGTTGTTGGCAATCAGCCTTCTTGTTTCCTTCTCCGCTCTGATGCGATTTGCCTTCTTCTGCTTTTCAGGTGTCAAGGACTGACGGCAGGACCTTCCCAACGATGCCTTGTTTCTTGTCCTCTGCGAAAAGTAATACTCAACCTCAATCAGATTGCCGCTCTTGATTGTCTTTCTGTAATGTGGCATACCGTCAGCTCCTTTCTTTTTAACTTCATCAAAATTTCGTCAATAATTTAATTGCTAAAACAAGCTTTTAAAAGGCCTCCCGGGACCCTCATTTTTTATATACCTATATATAGACCTACACACTCCCGAGCACTTTCGGGAGTGTGTTTTTTCTTTGTTTTAAGGCTTCAGAAGAAGCTCCTTCGGGATATTGCTATCGTATATTTCTCTTGTAGGGATTCTGTTTGCAAGCTCCTTCAACTCCTCGCTGCCAAGCTCAGCAAACACGCTCGGAAGATAATCCCTTTCCACCTCACCCAAGAACCTGCACAAAGCAACTTTAAGCTTTTCTCTGCTATCCTCATCGGTCACCACCTCATTGATACACTCATCAATATCGGTGTTTCTCGCTGCGTGGTCATATAAAACCGAAAGGATGTAACTGCCGCTGAGCTCGTCTATTATCTCCAGAGCCTTCGGCAACGCCACAGGAGAACCGCTCCTCAGAAGCTCTGCCAAATCGTTCATATCCTTTGTGTATGTAATAGTGTTAACAAGCATGCGATGATACATATATCGTGCATGCACAAGGTCGTTATGGATATGCTCAGTTCTTAAGATATATTTTCTCTTAATCTTCGCACCCATTTCCTGAGTTACCGCTCCCATCCGTGAGAGCATATATAAATGTGCCATCGAAAGCACATAACTCATTTCTTCAAACTTCAAAGAAAAAAGTTCTTTATCATCCATATTCGGACCTATCTTATAGGCTAACCTGTCCAGCTCCGCATATCTCTCAGCTCTCGCACTCAGCTCCTGCTTCACATTCGTTTCCTGCATCCTGCACCTCCGATATTTCCGCTTTCAATGCTTTACCGCAATGAGGGCAAAACAAAGCAGTCTTTCCTACTGTGTTATAACAATTTCTGCAAAAGTCTCTGGGCTTACCATAACTCGGACTTCTTTCTTCTCTGTCGGGTTCAATAATGCCTAAAGTATCATAAACCCTCGGTAAGCAATCATCACAAACTGAGCATAACATCTTCGGTGCCATATAACTAACATGACTGAATCCTATAAAGATTTTATTCATCTCACGTTTAGGTAACTCTTTACCGCAAACCGAGCAATAACCCTTATAACGCTGATATGTATTACTCATTCTGTATCATCTCTTTCGGTGACTAAAGGTACACCGTAGTCCATCCTACGTGAACTAATATCAAACGGAGAGTCTTTTTTACATAGCATAACAGGCTTAATCGACATAACAATGTAATCGGCTTTTAACATCTCTTTGTTATTTAATATGTAGTCGATATAAACCAAGCA